AATAATTCTGGTGATGACACGATGGGGAACACGAGACCTGACGGCACGCCTGATCAAGGCGCAGACGAGCCACAATGCGGACAAGTGGGAGGTCATTGAGTTTCCTGCCATCATGCCGTCAGGCAAGCCCTTGTGGCCGGAGTACTGGAAGCTTGAGGAATTAGAAGCGGTCCGCGCATCGTTGTCCGTGCAGAAGTGGAACGCGATGTACCAACAGCAGCCGACCAATGATGAGGGGGCGATTTTAAAGCGGGAGTGGTGGCAGCGCTGGGACCAAGACTCACCGCCCGCGGTTGATTATATTATTCAATCGTATGACACGGCGTACTCAAAAAAGGAGACGGCGGACTTTTCTGTCATCACGACGTGGGGTGTGTTCTTCCCGTCAATGGACGAGGGCGCGAACATTATCTTGTTGGCCGTGAGGCGTGGTCGGTGGGACTTTCCTGAGTTAAAGCGGGTGGCGTTAGACGAGTACAAGTACTGGAATCCTGACAATGTGTTGATTGAGGCCAAGGCAACGGGTGTGTCCTTGCAGCAGGAAATGCGCAGGCTCGGTATTCCGGTGACGACTTATACGCCTGGAGGGCGGCGCACGGGCACGGACAAGGTCTCGCGAGCAAACGCGGTGTCCCCTATTTTGGAGAGTGGATTGGTGTGGGCACCCGACACGGCGTGGGCGGAGGAGTTGGTGGAGGAGTGTGCTGCTTTTCCTAACGGGGATCACGATGACATGGTAGACTCGACCACAATGGCTTTAATGCGCTTTCGGCAAGGCAACTTTATTGCGTTGTTATCGGATGAAGACGACCCTGAGCAGATAGAAGATGTTGTGCCGGAGTACTATTGATGGTTACAATCGGCTATAAACAGGAACCACGGGAACGCACATGAACTCGACCGCTCGACAACGCTTTGCACAGTTGATGCAACAAGAACAGGCACAACAAGCGCAAGCCGACATGCTTGCCCAGATGCGTGGATCGCGGCCCACGGCTCCTGCCATGCCAGCACGGCAAGGCCAAGCGAGTCGTATGATGGGCGCATTACGCATGGCTCAAGGTGGCGCGGTAGGTCCATTACCGTCTTTGCAAGACTTGTCGAGTTTTGATTATCAGTATCAAGACCCGTCGTTTGGCGCGACCGCTCCGTTTACGCAGCGCAACCCGATTGTGCCGATGTTTAACATTGAAGCGCCGGCATATGGTGGCATGGAACAGAGTGTGTATGATTGGACAGCGCCTAGCATTATGGGTGGCCAATATACGCAACCCGCTCGTGAAGCGCCTGCGATGGTGGAGTCAACTTCTGCTTATCGTCCGATGGATGCCACGACCTTACCGGGTGGTGGCGCGAATATTCCTGACGTGCCTGTGTTCCCGAACCAGCCCATGGCACCTCCGGTACAAACACAACCCGTAGCCCCTCCGGTACAAACACAACCCGTAGCCCCTCCGGTACAAACACAACCCGTGGCACCTCCGGTACAGACACAACCCGTAGCACCATCCCAAATCCCTACTGTTGCGACCACTTCAACATCAGTTCCAAATGTGATCACAGCAGAGGAGCGTCAACGCAGGGAGCAAGAGGCCGCCGCGTTGCTAGACCAACAGGCAGCGGAAGAAGAAGTGCGTGTCCAAGCGGGTATACTGGCAGAGCAACAACGCCAAGCCGCCCTAGCCGAACAAGAACGCCAACAGTCTATTGCGCAAGAAGCCGAAAGACTAGAGGCGGAAGAAGCAGAACGCATTCGTTTAAATAAAGTGGAAGCGGACCGATTGGCAGAAGTATTACGTCAACAAGCCGAAACAAAACAAAAGGCGGACGAAAAGGCCCGAGCAGATGCGGACGCTAAAGCAAAAGCAGATGCCGACGCAAAAGCAGCGTCAGAGTCCGCTGCCGCGCAATACGCTCAAATGCGCGCGGATGACTTATTCTCTCGGTTTGGTTTAGACACAGGAAACCGTACGCCCGCTCCCCCAGAAGCCGAGGCGAGTAACACAGTTACATGGCAACAGGACGTAGGCGGTGAGGGGTCCATGCTAGCCACCTTCACTGGAACCGCAGACGAACGTGACCGTGCGCTAGGTCTGGGGCGATACGCACCTGCTGACCAGGGCGGTTAAAGCCGCGTGAACCCTTTACCAAGGCAAGAATATGTCGATTGACAAGGCACTGAACTCCTTACCTGAAGTCTCCATTGAGATAGAACAGGAAGACATGTCCGGCATGTTGGACATTGAAATCATCTTGGAAGATGATGGCAGTGCGGTTATTGAGATTGGGGAAGACGAGCCGGATGTGCCGTTTTACGCCAACTTGGCCGAGGTCCTTGATCCGTCAGACTTGAACAATATTGGCGACAACCTCTTGCAACTGTTTGATGCAGACAAGGAGTCGCGCGCCGATTGGGAGCAGACTTACGCCAAGGGCTTGGATCTGTTGGGCTTAAAGATTGACGAGCGCACCAAGCCGTTCCGTGGTGCGGCAGGCGTGGTACACCCCATGCTGACCGAGGCAATTGTGCAGTTCCAATCCCAAGCCATGAAGGAACTGATGCCCTCTGGTGGCCCCGTCAGAACGCAAGTGGTGGGCAAGGAAACATTGGACAAGTCGCAACAAGCCGCGCGTGTTCAAGACTTTATGAATTACCAGATTACCAACGTCATGCAAGAGTACACGCCGGAGATGGATCAGGCGTTGTTTTATCTCGGCTACGGTGGCTCGGTCTTTAAGAAGGTTTACTTTGACAGCCAACTAGACCGTATGGTCAGCAAGCTCTGCTTGGCTGACGACGTGTACATCCCGTACCACGGCTCAAGCGTCATGAGCCAATGCCCACGGATCACGCACCGCTTACCAATGGATTCCAACGAGTACCTGAAAAGGGTATTTGCGGGAGAGTATTTGGACTTGAACATTCAGGCTCAAGACGGATCACGGCCCTCGGATCAGATTCAAGACGCAGTAGACCGCGCCATTGGTATGTCCATGTCAGGCGAGTCAGAGGAAATCTTCCTGCTCGAGTTTATTGTTGACTTGGATCTGCCTGGCTTTGAGGACTTGGACGATAGCGGTGAGCCAACGGGCATTAAGTTGCCTTATGTAGTCACGCTTGATGAGTCCTCAGGCAGGGTCGTGGGTGTTCGTCGCAATTGGAAAGAGGAAGACGAGCTTAAGCTACGCCGCGAGTACTTTGTGCACTATGTGTTGATCGAAGGCTTGGGTGCTTATGGCTTAGGTTTTGTACACCTGATTGGTGGCTTGTCCAAGACAGCAACCGCTGCATTGCGCCAATTGCTTGATGCGGGCACACTCTCGAACCTACCCGCAGGATTCAAGGCCAAAGGCGCTCGGATCGCGAACGATGACAAGCCTATCCAGCCGGGCGAGTGGCGAGACATTGACGCGGGGGGCGCGGAGCTTTCTGCCTCACTCATGCCAATGCCTTACAAGGAACCGAGCCAAGTCTTGTTCCAGTTAATGGGCTTCACGGTCCAAGCGGGTAACCGTTTGGCAAGCATCGCGGACATGCAAGTAGGGGACGGCAATCAGCAGGCCGCTGTAGGCACAACCATTGCTTTGCTTGAGCGCGGCTCAATGGTGATGTCTGCCATACACAAGCGTCTGCACTACTCACAGTCATTAGAATTCAAGATGCTTGCCCAAGGCTTTGGTGAGTACCTGCCTGACGAGTATCCTTACGATGTACCAGGCGCGAGTCGCTCGATTAAGCGTCAAGACTTCAACAACATGGTGGCAGTGCTACCGGTTGCTGACCCTAACATATTCTCGACCGCTCAGCGTTTGATGCTGGCACAGACACAATTGCAATTGGCGCAATCCGCGCCTCAGATGCACAACATGTACGAAGCGTATTACCGTGTTTATGCGGCGCTAAACGTTCGAGACATTGACGGCATCTTGCGTCCTCAGAACTCACAAATGCCCAAGGATCCTGCCACAGAAAATGCGGACGTTTTGGACGGCATGGAGCTCAAAGCGTTTGCGGGACAGCAACACGATGCGCACATCGCAGCACACCTGATGGCAGGACTTAGCCCGTTGATTGGCAACAACCCACTAGCGGCCACGACACTGCAAAAGCACATCTTGTCTCACATTCGCTTGAAAGCAGAAGAGGACGTGGCGGCAGAGTTGTTCCGCCAGTACGGCTCGGATCCTCGAAGCATGATCTCCGACATTCAGCGCGAGGGCATGATAGCTCTCCTGATTGCGCAATACCTGCAACAGGTCCGCGACATGCAGAACCAGTTAGCCGGTGGCGGCGGTGGGCAAGCAGATCCAGTGGTTGCCTTGAAGGAAAAGGAACTTGAGCTCCGTGCGCAAGAGCAACAAACAGACTCACAAGTCGATCAAGCTAAGTTGCAGTTGGATGCACAGAAGCTTCAACAAGACCAGCAGAACGCACAAGCGCGGATTGACTCACAAGAGAACATCGCCCAGTTGCGTGCACAAGTCGGCCGTGAGCGAGTTGAAGTGCTCAAAGACAATATGCAAGGAAACAATAATGCGCAATAGAAAACCTAGCCCAGTTAAGAACACCACCAAGAGTATTAAGCAAAAGGTGGCGGCTCCACGCAAGTCGGCCAAGACAAGATCAGGCGTTGTGCGCACGGTTAAAAAGCGTGACGGCAACACCCCTGTTAAAATTTACTAAGGAACTAACATGGCAACAAGCAAGATGGTAAAGAAGGAAAGCGAGATGACCCCAAGTGAGCGCGCGCAGTTGACCGCGCAACGGGTTCGTGACCGTGAGAAAGCAGCGGCTGAGAAAAAGAAGGAGCAGGAAAAGCCTACGGTTCTTGATCGACTGCGTAACATGGTTTCACCAAGAAAGACTTCTGGTGACAAAAAGAATGTCCGTGATTCGTTGTCCAAAGAGGACATGATGGCGGATATTGAAGAAGAAAAGCAAATGAAAAAGGCTGAAGCCGCAGCCAAAGATCTGTCGGTTACAGGCTTTAAAAAAGGTGGTATGGTCACGGCCCGTGGTCAAGGTCGCGTGCGCACCAAAAAAGCAACCCGTATTTGCTAGAAGTTTATTAAGCCTTCAGACGGGGTTATCCGTCTGCTTTTACATGGAAACTAACCATGCTTGAATTTGCAGAGGCAGTGCTCAAGGAGATTCGACGCCTACAGGCCGACTCCGAAAACATCGTGCTCAACGGTACTATCGCCAATATGGAGCGATACCGGTTCATGATGGGACGTCTCGAAGGCTTAAAAATAATGGAAGACATGGTCAAGCAGATGATCAAGGAATCCCAAAAAGATTTTTAACCTGAGAGGAGATGTTCCAATGGAACAGGTAGTTGAGGCACCCATGACAGAACTCGAGCGTAAGTGGCAAACAGCAAAGGAGAACACACAACCTTCCTTGCTTGATGCCTACGATGACAGCGGCAAGTTTGAGCCTGAAAGCTTGAACCCCGACGTTGTTAACCGCGTACCGCGCCCCACGGGTTGGCGTATTGCTATTCTCCCCTATCGCGGTACGCTAAAAACCAAGGGCGGCATTCTCTTGGCAGAAGAAACCCAGAAGCGCACACAACTCGCTACCACTTGTGGGTATGTGCTAAAGATGGGTAGTCTTGCTTATGCTGATAAAGATAAGTTCCCCTCAGGACCGTGGTGCAAGGAAGGCGACTGGATTATCTTTGGTCGCTATGCGGGTGCGCGGATCGCTATTGAGGGTGGCGAAATTCGATTGTTAAACGATGACGAAATCTTAGGGCTCGTAAGTGACCCCGAAGACGTCTTGCATATTGCTTAAGGAGTAGGACATGGCGAACGAAGAACTTGAATATGATGTTGGAGCCGACGAGGCTGAAACAACCGTTGAGGTCAGCGAAGAAGGTGTAGAGCAGGCGGCATCTACCACGCAATCTCAGCAAGAAGAGGAGCTTGACTCTTATAGTGGCAAGGTACAAAAGCGCATTGACAAGCTGACGGCTCGCTTACGCGAGACACAGCGCCGTGAAGAGGCAGCCATTGCCTACGCCCGTAACGTGCAACAGAAAGCCGCGCAGCTTGAAGATCGGTTCAAGCGCACGGACCAAGAACGCGTTGTGGCCACACAAGGTCGTTTGCAGACAGAGATCGCAACACTAAAGCAGATCATCCGCAAAGCCCGAGAAGAAGGGGATATTGACACAGAGACCGAGGCTCAAGAACGACTGACCTCGGCTCACTATGATCAACGCCGTATGGTGGAGACGGAAAACTACCGTCAAGGCATAGCCACTCAAGCGCAGCAGCAGCAAGCCTATGCGCAGCAGCAGCAAGCCTATGCGCAACAAGCGACTGCTCGGCGCGCGGAACCCGACCCTAAGGCCGAAGACTGGGCTGATCGTAATGATTGGTTTGGGAAGGACGTACCCATGACACATGCGGCACAAGGGATACATATTCAGCTTGTTCGTGACGAAAAGTTTGACCCAACGTCCGATGAGTATTATGATGAGCTAGATCGTAGGATGACTGCATCTTTTCCACATAAGTTTTCTGGTGGCGCATCATCCCGTAACAGTGCCAACCGACCCGTGCAAACGGTTGCGCCTGCCTCCAGATCATCTGGGGTTAATAGAGCACGCCGCACCGTCAAGCTCTCACCGAGCCAGGTTGCGATTGCAAAAAGATTGGGTGTTCCACTAGAGGAATACGCCAAATACGTTAAGGAGTAGTACCATGAGCGACACAAACTTGCCAAAACTTACTCGCGGTTCTCGTGACGATTCATCTCGTGACAACACTGCGCGGCGTAAACCATGGACTCCTCCCTCACGATTGGATGCGCCGCAAGCGCCTCCTGGGTTTAAACATCGTTGGATCCGTGCGGAAGCAGGTGGTCAGGAGGATCGTATTAACGTCTCGTCAAAACTTCGTGAAGGCTACGAATTAGTGCGTGCCGAAGATCACCCTGAGTTCAAGTCCCCAAGCGTGGAAGACGGCCGACATGCTGGTGTACTCAGCGTGGGAGGCTTGTTGCTAGCGAAGATACCCGAGGAGACAGCTAACGAGCGAAACGCGTATTACGCATCTCGCACCCATGACCAACTT